AAATAAAAATACATTTGCATGGAACATAATTAGCGAAGGCATTACTCCAGTAGACGTAGATAACATTCAAGGAATGTTTTTATACAACAAGCGTGAGAATACTATTGTAAGTTATATTGATTATATTGATCCAGTACAAGGTAAAATAGCTGGCCCAGCAGATCAAGAAATTACATTTAAAACTCCGTTTGATCCTGCTGTATACAATACAGGTAATCTTTTAGATAACTCAGTTGACCCTAACAGGGCATGGTGCGAGACACACGTTGGACAAGTATGGTGGAATATTAGTACTGCTAAATTTACTCATGCATATCAAGGTTCAACTACATTCCAAAAAAATAACTGGAATAAATTAACTCCTAATGCGAGAATTGATATATTTGAATGGGTAGCAAGTAACTTTATTCCTAGTGTTTGGGATAGTATAGCAGATACTCCTTCCGGCATTGAAGCGAAAATTAGTGGCACGAGTTTATTTGGCGATACTAAATATTCTACTAAAATAATATATAACGAAGTTAGTAAAACATTTAGTAATGTATATTACTTTTGGGTAGTTAACAAAGTTACAGTTCCTGTTATGGAACACAGAAAATTAAGCATCAGTGATATTACATCACTTATTGAGAATCCAAGACTACAAGGATATCCTTTTGTAAGTTTGCTTTCTGATAGCAAGTTTGTAATCAATAATTTTGATACGTTCCTCGATAATGACGATTTAGTATTGAACATTAAGTATTCAACAGGACCCAAGAAGACACAAAATACACACAGTCAATACAAACTAATATCAGATGGGTTAAACACAAGTAAGCCTGATGCAGATATTGAACGCAAGTGGTTTGACAGCTTAATTGGCTTTGATAGTAATGACAGAATTGTTCCAGATCCAACTATATCTGTTAAAAATCGTTATGGTGTACAAAACCGCCCAAGACAAAGTATGTTTGTTAATCGATTTGAAGCACTAAAGCAGACTATTGAAAGAATAAATCTAAAGTTAGCTGAAAGTCTAGCAGTTGACCAATTTGATATTACTAAGTTAGCACAAAAAGATATTGCTCCGACTGTAATATCTAGAGAATATGACCTAGTAACAGACACGTTATCTGAACTTACTTTTGTAAGCACAAATAAGATTACTCCGGCTACACTAACACCTGTAATTACTAACGGCAGAATATCTAGAATTAATATTACTAATTCTGGCAGAGGATACAAAGTAGTTCCTACTTTTAAAATTAGCAGCAGCTCCGGACAAGACGCTAATTTTAATGTTACTATTAATAACTTAGGACAGGTTATTTCTGCTACTATTACTAATCAAGGTAGCGGATACGATGCAACTACAAGTATTACTGTTAGACCATTTACAGTACTAGTTAGTGCTGACGAAAGTGTGCAAGATAAATGGGCATTATATTCGTGGAACGGAACTGTTTGGTTTAGAAGAAAACTACAAAGTTATAATACAGAATTGTATTGGAATTATGTTGACTGGTACGCACGTGGATATAATCAGTTTACACATATTAATGACACAATTATTGGTTCTTACCAGTTGCCTTCATTAGAAAATAACCTTGGCGACATTGTAAAAATTGAAAATGTAGGATCAGGAGGTTGGCTACTATTAAGAAAAGTAGATGACCAAAATACCGAAGACTACACAATTAATTATGATACTATTGGCCGAAAGAATGGAACTTTACAATTTAAGGATACGTTGTACGATTACAGTAAGAATACTGTAGGATTTGACAACCGTAGCTTTGATAGTAATTTTTATGATAATAACCCAAGCGTAGAATTAAGAATTATACTCGGAGCTATTAGGGATAATATTTTTGTAGGCGAGTTAGAAGTTGAATATAATAATTTGTTTATGGCTGCGTTACGTTATGTAATGTCAGAACAGCAATCAGTTGATTGGATGTTTAAAACAAGTTTTGTCAAAGCAAAGCACAACAGAGAAACATTAAACCAAAAAGACATTACATTTAACAATGATAATCTTGCAAGCTATCAAAACTTTGTTGAAGAATTTAAACCTTATTCAACAAAGATAAGAGAATTTGTTAGCGAATACAATGCAATAGATCCTACGAACAGTAGTGTTAGTGATTTTGATTTACCACCAGTATACAATAGCATTACTAAAACAATTGATCCGAGTAGAGCAATTATTTTAGACGGCACAATTAAAAGAGCAAACTTAGACACTACTAGTTACCCTAGAAAAAACTGGAATGATAATCACGGTTATCAAATAACTGGAATTAAACTAGGCAATGGCGGCAGTGGATTTACTTATGAACCTGTTGTTACTTTAGTTGGCGGCAACGGAACAGGCGCAACAGCAAAGGCATATTTAGGTTATGGAAAAATTACTAGTATTAAAGTAACAAATCCAGGATCTGGATACACAAGCGCACCGACAGTTGTTATATCGGGATCACAAACAGACATAGGAACTGTTGCTAACGCAACTGCTATTTTAGGTAACGGATTAGTAAGAAGTCCAAGTATCAAAATTAAGTTTGACAGAACTAGCGGAAAAGTTACATTTAGTACACTTGCAAAAATTGAAACCTTTACTGGAACAGGATTTGAAAATAGATTCTTCTTAGAATGGCCAATGAATCTAGATACTAAGAAAGTTAATGTATATGTGGATAATATTTTACAATTGCGTAGCAAGTATACATTTACAAATATTGAAAATACTGACAAAACTTATATTAGGAATCAAGGCAAGGTGTTATTTACAACTCCTCCGAAAGTAAATACAGTTGTGCGTGTTGAATACAACATTCCTTTAAGCATGTTAAGTGCAGAAGATAGAATAACACATGCATACAATCCAGTGGCAGGCATGTATGGCACTGATTTTGCACAATTAATGACAGGCACAGATTATGGCGGAGTTGAAGTACGCAGTTTTGACTTTGATGGCCCTGCTGGTTTTGACACAGCCGGCTGGTATACTGATAATTGGGATGAATTTGATAATACTTTTGAAGATGAAGTATTTACAGCAGACGGATCTACAATTGCAGTACAATTAAGTGCTCCATTAGCAGATGGAGTTGTTTATAATCTTTATAAAAACGGCGTAAGAATTGACGATCCTAACTTTGATTTAGGAACTGCAACTAATGTAAATGCTATTACAAACAGTATTACAGGCGATGGCATAACTGACATAGTATATGTACAAGACTTAGAAATAACTCTATTAGACAACGATATATTCGTTGTAAGAAAAACCTCAAGTGATGGTAGTGTTATTCCTGATACTAACAGTTATGATACTGCACTAAGTGGCGGCAACTTATCTTACACATCAGCACGTGGTATTGCAGCAGAAGAAATTATTGTAGACGGCGACGGTTTTGTTACACCTACTACTTCAGGAGGCCCTGAGGAAATTGTACCTGGACAGATTCTAGACACATTAGATATCAAGGTATTTACAAGAGACAGTAAAGGCCAGGGTATTATTAACAGTCAAAGTTATATAATGCAAGCTAACAGCAATCTAACTTACAGATTAGGAGTTACTCCAAATAGTAAAGATGCTGTAATTGTAAAAGTTGCTAATAATATATTACCACAAACTGATTATACAATTAATTGGGCTGCAGGCGAAGTAACACTTAATACAGTAACAGTAGGAGCAGAACTTAGTATTGTAACAGTTGCGCAAGGTACACAGAATATACTAGACTTTGGACAGCTAATTGGTGATGGTTCCGCTACTGATTTTGAAACTACAGTTGATTGGGAAACTAACGTAACTGTTTACGCAAGCATTAACGGAGTACAACAAACAGTTATAGCGTTTAAATCAGAAACTGGTCCTAAGACAACTATCAGATTTGATGAAGTTGTTGCAGTAGGTGATGTAATTAATTATACTGTGTTCTCAGCAAATACACAAATTAACTATAGTCAAATTACTAAAGATACGTTTACTGGCGATGCAGCAACAACGGTATTTACACTAGCAAATGCACCACTGTATGCTATACCAACAGAACATAATGTAATTGTTAAAGTAAATAATACTATTTTAAGTGCAGGATACAATATACAGTATACGATTCCTGCAAACAGTCAAAGAGAATTTCCACTAGAAATATTCCAGATGCCAGCAGGTAGTTTAGATGTTTCTGATGTTAAGATATTCTTAAATGGCATTGCAATTACGACTCCGCTACAATGGCGTTTTGAAATTGCAAACAGCGCCATTACACTAGCAGACGAAGTCGGAGCACCTGGCGACTTACTAGAAATGTATGTGATAACAGACGGTGCATATAGGTTAAATGGAACTGCAATAACATTAGATGCAGCACCAGCAGCTGGAGCAGTAATTGAAGTAATTCAATTTACTAACCACAACTTGCTAGGCCTTGAGCGTATGACTTATGATGTAGTTAACAGAGCTACGCTACTTGAAACAGATGTTGATTATGTTACGTACAATAGATTAACAGTTGGTGAAATTACGTTACGTAAGCCTGCAATTGATGCAGAATATGTTTGGGTAAGTGTAAACGGCGAACTGTTAACACCTAGTGTAGACTATGCTATAACTAGTGACAGGCTAAAAGTTCAATTAGTAAGAACACCAGCAGCTGATGATATTATAGACGTTATTCACTTTACTTCTGCAGCAAGTACAGCTAAATTTGCATATAGACAGTTTAAAGATATGTTGAATAGGACACATTTTAAGCGTCTTGATAAAGCAGCTACTAAACTAGCACAACCATTAAATTATTACGATTTAAGAGTTGAGTTAACCGATGCAAGCCAGTTGTCAGATCCAAACAAGGGACAAAATTTACCTGGTGTAATCTTTATTGATGGCGAGCGCATTGAGTACTTTGTAAAAGAAAGTAATACACTGCGCCAACTACGTAGAGGGACATTAGGTACTGGAGTTAAGAATACTTACACATTAGATACTAAGGTATACGATCAGAACATAAGTAAAACTATACCTTATAAAGATCAAACCTTGGCCCATAACGCTACAGCAGACGGCGCTACAAGCGAGTTTACAGTTAGTTACCCTGTTGCATCAATTAATGAGATTGAAGTGTTTGTGGCAGGCACACGTATGCGTAAGACTACGTTAGATGTGTTTAATCCTGTAACTGCACTAGATAGTCCAGAAGGGGATACTACAATTGTAGCAGACTTTACGTTTGATACAGAAACTAACGTAATTACATTACTTGCAACTCCTGCAAAAGATACAAGAGTAACAATTGTGAAAAAAGTGGGCCAAAGTTGGACAACTTTCGGAGAATCATTGGGTGATACAGAAAATAGTATTGCAAGATTCTTACGTGCAGGAACATCTGAGCTACCTGAATAAATACAGTATAGGAAAAAATTAAATGAGCGATAACATGCAGGACACAAACGGAGTACTAGTTCAGGGACATATTAAGATATTTGACCCTGAATCACAAAAGGTATACATTGACAAGCGCAATGCAATCCATTATGAGAATATGAGTATTGCACTAGCAGATAGTTTAGCAAACGCTGGAGCAGGATTTATATATGAAATGAGCTTTGGAAACGGCGGAACAAGCGTCGATCCAACTGGTATTATTACATATTTAACACCTAATAGCACAGGAACTAATGCAAGTCTATACAATCAAACCTATACTAAGGTTGTTGACGACAGAAGTGTAAACAACACTGATCCTGCAAGAAACAAACTAGAAACTAGACATGTTAGTGGAACAAACTATACTGATATTGTAGTAAGTTGTTTATTAGATTACGGTGAACCAAATGGACAAGATGCATTTGATACTGCAAGTGCAACAGACAGTGCGTATGTATTTGATGAATTAGGATTACGTAGCTATAGTGCAGCCGGAACAGGCAGACTGATTACACATGTTATTTTCCACCCAGTTCAAAAGTCACTTAACAGATTAATCCAAATTGATTACACAGTGCGTGTACAAAGTTTGGCAGGGTAAGGAATAAACTATGCCATATACAATAAGCTACACTGACACTGTTAATAAAGGAACAATAATTGTTGCTGATAACACTCTTAATAGTGAAACTACTTTAAACTTTCCTGGTCGTGGCACAACAGCATACGGTCAAGCAGTAAATGAAAACTTTTTACACTTATTAGAAAACTTTGCAAATACTACAGCACCGTTACGTCCAGTAGAAGGACAACTTTGGTATGACTCTACTCAAGGAGTAGATCAACTTAAAGTGTATGACGGAACTAACTGGGTAGCAAGCGGCGGACTTAAAAAAGCAAGTGCTGCTCCGGCAGTAGCAAACTCAAGCGCAGGCGACTTGTGGGTTAACACAGAAAGTCAGCAGCTATATTTGTTTACAGGCAGCTCGTGGGTACTTGTTGGACCAGACTTTAGTGATGGTCTACTAACAGGAGCCCAGGCCCAGGCAATTATAGGTACTGACGATATAACTTACAATGTATTATCAATTAAGGTCGAAGATCAGCCAGTAATTATTATTAGTAGCCAGAGCTTTGTTCCTAAAACTTCAATAAAAGGATTTAGAACAGGTATTAACCCTGGTATGAATATTGCTAACGAAGCAATTATTGGTGTACAAGCACTAAAATATTACGGAACTGCCGAAAAAGCAGAAGCATTAGTAGTCGGAAACACATCGATACCAGCAAGTAATTTTTTAAGAGGCAACGCAGCAAGTAGTACAGATTATCAATTAAGTGTTAAAAGTAATGACGGTATTAAAATTGGTACCGGTGGGCAATTAAGTTTAGGTATTGACGGTGAAACTGGAGTTATACAGCATAACACTAGTGGCTCAAGTATTGATATTAGAATGCGTAACGGAAACTTAACTCCGACTATTATGAGTATTAATAGTAGCGGCAATGTAGGATTCAATAATCCTGCTCCGGAGCAAACTGTTGATGTAAAAGGAAATGTTAAAATATCTCCAAAAACTGGAGAACCAGAATCGGGTACATTCCAACTTACGAGTACTGAAAATTCGTCTTCAATTGGAACAGGCAGCATCACAACAGCAGGCGGCTTAGGTGTTGCACGTAACGTTTATATCGGAGGTGACGCAGATATCGGCGGCATACTACAAACTGGTAATGTTGCTCCTGATAGTAATAGTACACGAAATATCGGTACCTCAATTAACAAATACGATCAAATACATGCTACAACATTCTTTGGTAATATCCAGGGTAACGTAAGTGGCACAGTTAGTGGCAGAGCAGGTAGTGCAGATAGGCTTGCTAGTGCTACAACATTTGCTCTAAGCGGCGATGTTACACCAAGCAGTTTTGAATTCGACGGACAAACTGGCGGAAGTACAAAAACTTTTGCAGTAAGTATTGCTGATAGTTTTATTAGTAATAAAGAAGTTACTTATGATGCAGCCAACGCTGACGAATTACTACTAAATGTAACTACTGGCACTACTGGCGTTCGTAAAATTACAAAGCGTAACTTCTTAAAGACAATTCCACTTGTGCCAGCAGGCGCAATGATGCCATTTGGTGGCGCAGAAGCACCTACAGGGTGGCTACTATGTGATGGACAAGAAATTAATAAGTCTGATTACAATGAATTATGGATTACTATTCAACATAACTTTAAAGATGCTAGTTTAGTTAGCGATAATGGTGTTGCTAAATTTACATTGCCAGACTTTAGAGGCAGATTCGCATTAGGTCTTGATAATATGGGCGGACCAGGAGCGAACAGAGTAACTGATATTGCTGCTGATGCCATTGGCGGCAACGCAGGAGTAGAATCGATAGTAGTTGCAACTGACAATTTGCCAGAACATGAGCACGATTTAGAAGGCGCAAGTGGCACACAGTTTTATGGTGTTAGAGTTGGTGCTGGTGTACCAGTCGATGACAATGCTATTGAACTTCCGATTGAACCAGGGTTAGGTGGAACACAAGGCATTGCAAGTAGTGGTGGCATAAAAACAGATGCAACATTAGGCACACCATTAAATGTTATGAATCCTTTCTTAGCAGTCAATTACATTATCTATACTGGAGCATAACATGAGTTATCAACTAAACAAAACAGACGGCACATTGCTACTAGACTTAATTGACGGGCAAATTGATACAGCTAGTACAAACCTTACATTAGTTGGTAGAAACTATACTGGATACGGCGAGTATTTTAATGAAAACTTTATTAAATTACTAGAAAATTTTAGTAGTACTTCTGCACCCAGTAATCCTTTAACTGGGCAACTATGGTGGAATAGTACAGATCAAAGATTACAAGTGTATAACGGTTCAGTTTGGAAATCAAGCGGCGGCCCTATTGTACAAAACACTCGTCCTCAAATGGTTGCAGGCGATTTATGGATAGATAACCTAAATAACCAAGTTTATGCATTTGATGGCACAGATTTAATGCTAATGGGTCCGCAATATACAGAAACACAAGGAAAGAGTGGATTTGAAATTAGTAGTATACTTGATTCTCAGAGTAGATCACGTACAGTTGCAAATTTATATGTAGGCGGAACTCTTTCAGCAGTAATTAGTAGCATTGAATTTACCCCAATTTATGCGCAGCGTGTAATAGGATTAGTTACAGCATCGAATCCAAATGGTATTATCAAAATTGGTATGAATATTATTGATACTGCTAACTTTAAATACAGAGGTATTGCAGATTCTGCAAACGCACTTGTTACTGCAGGCGGCATAGTTCGAGCTGCTGACAGTTTCCTTCCATCAACTGCCGACGGTATCACAACAGGTACACTAACAATACAAAACTCAGGTGGCCTAACAATTGGCTTATCACAAAATAACGTACAAAAAGTTGTTGGTCCTAGATTTTATATTGAGAATCAACTTACAGATCACGATTTAAGCTTACGAGTTAAGTCAAGTAGCTTCGGAGCTATTTCAGTCGATGCAATTTACGTAGATGCAAGCGCAGGCCGAGTTGGTATATTTACAACTAACAGATTGCCAGCATATACATTAGACGTAGAAGGTGATTTAAGAGTCACAGGAGACTTAGTAGTTGAAGGTAATAAAGTTGCATTAGACATTACTACACTTAGAGTTGAAGATAAAATTATTGAAATTGGTGTAATGAACGACAGTACCGAACTTACTGATGCACAAGCAGACGAGTCCGGCATACAAATTAATAGCCAAGGCGGCAGTAAAGATATACTTTGGAAAGTTGCTACAAATGCGTTTACTTCAAATGTAAACTTTGATTTATTAGGCACTAATCAAACTTATAAAATTGGCGGCGCCGACAAACTTACAAACACCTCGCTAGTTAATATTACAAAAGCATTAGACTTGGATCAAATTGGTACACTTACTGTGCTACAAGTTGATGAAATTAATATTAACAGTAAAGTAATTAGTTCTACTAATGATATGGCAATTACTTCAACTAATGGTATTGCTATAACTGGCGGAGCAGATATTAATATCACTGACAGTCAGAAGATTACTGGTGTAGGAAAAGCAATAAGTGCTAGAGAAGCAGCAAGATTAGCTGTGACAGAATCAACCGCAGGAACAGTTGCAACTAAAGAATACGTAGACCAAGAACTTGCCACAGACCCAGTAGTGTTTAGTATGGATATTACTGGCATGGGAGTAGGTCCTACGCTACAAAATGCTTTAGGGGTATTTTTAAATGACTTATCTCCTGCTACAACTTTAACTACTAATAAATTTGCACGTATACACACAACATCATATGCTGGAGCAACAGTGCAAGGTGTGGATGTTGAAAGTGCAAAGAATGTAAGCTATATTGCTGTTGATTCGAACGGAACACAAAATGAATCAGTAGTACAGGACATTGTTTTTGATGCAGGCGGAGCAAGCGGAACAGTTATCCTATCGCCTAGTAGAGCAATGATGACATACAAGTCCAACGGAACTACATGGGCTTATCAGTCAACAACCACGTACTAAGAAAAACGATAAATAATACTAATAGCACTAGGGGTTACACAAATAATGGCATATGCAATAGATAGATATAACAACACACTGTTAACTACAGTGGAAGATGGAACAGTTGATCAAACAACTGATCTTAAATTCATCGGTAAAAACTACGCAGGTTACGGCGAAATACAAAATGAAAACTTTTTGTTTTTACTGGAAAACTTTAGCGGAGCAAATCAACCAAGCAGACCAATTAGCGGTCAGGTCTGGTTTGATAGCGGAGTAAGTAAATTAAAGTTTTATGATGGAGCAAAGTGGCGCACAACAGGCGGAGCAGAAATTGGCATAACACAGCCAACTGGTTTAGCTATTGGCGACTTTTGGTGGGATAGCGGCAACGATCAACTATACGTTTATAACGGCACAGTCTTTGTACTTATAGGACCACAGAACGCAGGCGAAGGTGTAACCCAAATGCAAAGCCTTGAAGTTCTTGATACTACAAGTGCTACAAGAGGAATAATTGCTTCTGTTATCGAAGATGAAACATTATTTGTTGTAAGTCCAATACAATTTGATCTAAATGCAAGCCAAACAGCTTTAATTGCTCAAGGCTATGATAGAATTAATAAAGGTATTACACTAAGAAATACCAAACTAGCAACGGCAGGCGTTACTAGTACAGCTGATAGATTTCATGGTACAGCAACTAACGCTGAAAAGCTCGGCGGCATAGCAGCAGCAAACTTTATTCAAACAGGTGCAGGTAATACTGTATTTACAAGCGCATTAGAAGTACCAGATGCAGGTATTTTAATTGGCGACTCGAATGATTTGCAAGTTAAAATTGACACAGATGGATATACTGGTGTAATTCAAAACACTACTACTAACGGAGATATTAAGCTCAAAGTTACTAGTGCAGCAGGCGCGTTAACACACGTTAGTACAGTTGTACCAACAGGCATAGTCCCAGCAGTAGATAACACATTTTCATTAGGCTCCGCTGCACTAAGTTTTTCAAATGTACACGCAGTAGCGTTTACAGGTGAAGCATCAAAAGCAGCTACGATGAGAGTAGGCACTGATTTCCGTAGTGCAAGCGCAAGTGCAACTAATAATACAGTAGCAGTAAGAGATGCAACAGGCAATATTGCAGCAACACTATTCCAAGGAGTTGCAACACAAGCACGTTATGCTGACTTAGCAGAAAAATATACAACATCAGAAGAATTAATTCCAGGTACAGCAGTAGCAGTATGCGATCATCCAGATCACGAAGTAGAGCCAGCAATTACAAGCAGTCATTGTATTGGTGTTGTCTCAACTGATCCAGCATATATGATGAATAGCGAAGCAGATGGTCAGTACATTGGACTCAAAGGACGTTTACCAGTAAGAGTTAAAGGTCCTGTTACTAAAGGACAAGCAGTGTATGCATGGGCAGACGGAGTTAGCTCAACTGTTGCTACAACAGCAATGGTAGGTATTGCACTCGAGTCAAACGATTCAGAAGAAGAAAAATTAGTAGAATGCGTCCTTAAGGTATAATTAAAAATGGCAGATATTACAGCGGCACGAATTAATAATCTACAATCTAGTATTGCACTTATATTAGGTACAGGAGCAGGGCAGAACGGCTACGGACAATCTGTCACCAGTGCCCCTGTTAGCAATGCAGATGTTGTTGAAGCAGCTGATATGAATGCAATTTATGCTGATATTCTTGCAGCAAGAGTCCATCAAGTTGGCGTAGGCGATATTGGTATTGCACAAGTTGTACAAAATCTTAATACGGTTGCCGAAGCAACTAGTTCATTTGTTAATAATTTAGGTGTAACAACTTCGGACCCAGACGGATTGAAAAAGGGAATTATAGACTTTGAAACGCTTATGTCACAAGTTCAAATAGACAAAGCAGTTTTGCACCCAAGTCAGGCAGCATTAGAGCCTGGAATATTAAGTGCTAGAACAAGTAATTGGAATGGCTTACTTTTTCATGAAGTAACAGTTACATTTGCATCAGAGGATGCTAGAAGATTCTTCTTTAATACTGGTAGTGAGCTTAGGATAAGTGCATCTAACACATCAGCATCTACTCCAAAAGGACTAGACTGGAACCAGTTATGCAGCCAAGCTGGAACAATAAAATTTAGTGCAGAATCAACAGTATCATCAACAGGCGGAGGCACTCAAGTTGGTAATTATGATTTAACAAGTGCATATCAAAACATATATCAAAAAATTGGCAGTGGAACATATAGTGCAGTTTATGCAGGCAACATTTATACTGTTAAAGCACGTTCAGATATTCCTACACGTATTATTTTTAGAATTGAATTTAACGATGTAGTATTTGATAACAATATCGATAATAATGTTGACGGCAGGCTTGAAAGCACATTACAACATTACCGTGCAAACGGTGATGTAACAATAGTTGCACCCACTTATTATAATACAGCGTCATTAGCATAATCATTCCACACGCCGCAAAGTTATTTTTAAATAAATACATTAATAGCAAAAGAGATGATATATGCCAACAACAGTACTAGCAGATGAATATAACGCCCTTAGGGTAGTGACAAATACCGTACTTGGGACTTCTGTCATTGCCTCGCCAAGTTATGGCTATGGACAATCATTTAGTACAAATGCCGTAGTTGGTACACGCACATCTGCTACACCAGCAGCAGCATCCAAAGTAACTGCACAAAACTATGAAGATTTATATATCGATTTAATTCGAGTAAGATCACATCAAATAGGTACAGCAGCAGCTATCGATGCATTTGTAATAGGCGATTATAATACAAACACAGCAACCGCTGATAAAATTGAAGAATCGTACATAATAGGATTAGTAGCTTTAGGAAATAATATTCTAACTGACAGATTCCTAGTTGATCCTGCACATTTAACTATTCAAGGATTGCCTAGTGCAAGCAGTACAAGATTAGACGCTTATACTTGGAATAATACAATTAGTACTATTTTTACAACTACCTTTACTAGTGCTTTACAAAGACGTCACTTTTTTAATGCAGGCGGACAAATACGGTTAAGTGCATCAGTTAATTATACAGGAAGCCAAGCTAAAACAGTTGACTGGCAAACGGTATTAAACGCTATGGGATCAACAAGTTTCAAAGCAGAAACAACGTCAAATAATGCAGGAGTTGGAACAGGATCTAGTATAGGCAATTATGATCTTACAAATAGCTATCAGTTAGTGTATTCTAGATCTGGCGGATCAGTATATGCCCGTAATAGATACAACGTGTATGCAAAAGAGCATGTAACAGGTAACACAACATCTGCAATACAATTTAAAGTAGAATTTGTAGATGGACTACCAAACGATACAAATTTTGGCATAGACGAAACAGTTCAAGGAGCATTTAATAGTATCGTAGAGACTGCGACTGCAAGTAGTGAGATATCTATTAATGGTACAACACACAATGCAGTAGTCGGCACTTCTTCAATAATAGGCACCTTAATTAGCGGGCTTTCCTAACCAATCTCCGCTTGACAAACCCTTAATTTTAATATATACTAGTAGTAATAATAAACTAGGAGTTTAACTATGGATGAGCGTTTAGAGAAAGCACTAGACTTTTCTAATTACATGCTAACACTGAGTAATCAGAAACGATTGTTAGCTGAAAAATATCAAGAATCATTAATACACTTTTATAATGGATCGCAATTTACACTTACTCGTGAATTAATTACGTTTGTGAGTACAATGATATCTGCTAATCAGGATGAAGTTGTTATTACAGACGACAATAATATTCCGTGTATGGTAATAGACTTAGCTGACTTTTACAGTGAAATTATAAACAAGTACACTAGTGCATCTAATAATTATTACACTGCGTATAATAGTCTTAAAAAGAATAGAAGTGTAGAGAAATTAGTCGACTATGAATAAAGGTGCATTTTTAATTGCAAGAAATAACGGACATATTGATTATGTAAAACAGGCTGTATTCCTTGCAAAACGGATAAACAAATATTTAAATATTCCTGTTACTATTGCCACCGACAGTTCAGAGTACTTAGAAACAGCATTTGGCAATGACGACTTTGATAATGTTATTAAGTTAGAGTATACAGCTGACTCTAATATGCGATATTTCTTTGACGGTGCCCTTTCTAAGAAAACAGCAAGTTTTAAAAATGCTAATCGTGCAAATGTATACGATCTTAGCCCATACGATGAAACATTATTATTAGATACTGATTACATCATTTCCAATAGTTTACTAAAGTCGGTATTTACTTCAAAATCGGACTTATCAATTTATAAAAAGTCTAATGATGTAGCAAAAGTACGTGACGAAACTGAATTCGATAAAATAAGCGATACAAGCATAGACTTTTACTGGGCAACTGTTGTGTATTTTAAAAAGACAGAAGCCAACAAGATCTTCTTTGATTTAATTAAGCACATTGAGCAAGAATGGAATCATTACAGACGTGTGTACCAAATAACTTCCAGATTATTTAGGAATGACTTTGCCTTTAGTATCGCAATTCATATAATGAATGGGTTTCAGAAAGGCGACTTTGCACAACAACTTCCTGGTAGTATGATGTATACTACTGATAAAGATGTCCTATGGAAATTAAAAGAAGACGAAATGATGTTCTTAGTAGAAAAGAAAGATTATTTAGGAGAGTATACTGCACTAAAGACCTCGGGCCAAACCATTCACGTAATGAATAAAAGCAGTCTTAACAGAATAATTGATCAGGAGTTTGCAAATGACTAAAGGAATTGTAGTTCTTGCACAAAATAATGCAACCGACGATTATGTAGAGCAATCTGCACTACTAGCAATGAGTTTGTGTGTGCATAATGACACTAACATTAGTATAATTACAGATGACGAAGTACCAGAAAAATATGTGAGCCTTTTTGATAAAATTATTCCTATTCCGTTCGGCGACAGTGCTGAAGATAGTGATTGGAAAGTAGAAAATCGCTGGAAACTTTACCATGCTAGTCCTTACGATGAAACTATTGTAATGGATACCGATATGTTAGTATTGCAAAACATCGACGTATGGTGGGACTTCTTGTCTAATTATGAAGTATTTTATACTAGCAATGTATTAACATACAGCGGCGAAATTGCTGATACTAGTTACTATAGACAAACATTTATTGCTAATAATCTTCCTAACTTGTTTAGTGGATTACACTACTTTAAAAAGTGTGAATTTGCACAAGAGTTTTATCAGTGGCTAGAATTAGTAGTAAACAACTGGGAAACATTTTACGAACAACATTTAGAGGGCGCAACTCGTCCTAAGCACGTAAGCATGGATGTGTGTACTGCTATTGTAGTAAAGATATTAAATTGTGAATTTTCTATTACAAATAAAGTTGCTAAATTTCCTAGCTTCACTCATATGAAACCATATTGCCAAGGGTGGAATGAAGTACAAACAAGCTGGCAAAATCAAATAGGTATCTATATTTCAAAAGACGGTAGTGTTAAGCTTGGCAATTATGCTCAAACGGGAATACTACATTATACTGAAAAAGACTTTATAGAATCTTCTCCTGCCTTAGAAAGATATAGGAATTTATCAAATGTCTGATTTACAAGCGTTACTTAAAAAATTTAGTACTGGTGTAGTTAGTACAATGTCCTATGTGTACTACAATAAAGAAAACGGCAACATACATAAAATTAGCTCAAAAAATATTCCTGAAGAAGGAAGTGCAATTTTTGAAGTTGACTCTGAAGAAGTCTTGCCTATCCTTAGTGGACAACGTAGGACTGAAGAATTTACTATAACATACGATGTTAGCTTAAAACAAATTCGTTTAAAAGAAGTAGCATATGATGATAGTCACAATACTGCTGCTACAATGAATTACCAGTTACCTATTATTAAGAATACATTTGACGGCCACATTTCTTTAGAACATGTATACGAAGGTGTTGAAGTTTATATGTATGATTCTACTCATGCTTATTCTAAAGGACACTGTATATGGAATAATAATAATATTTACAAACTTACAACTGATATATTAGCAAATACACAGTTTGACATAGCATCACATAAGATATTTGTTGAAGATGTGTTGATAACTGATTTACCTACACAAAATCAATCTGCAGAAAAAATAGCAATGCAACCTGAATATGTAGGCATACATGTAGATGTATGGTATAAAGAATTATCGCATCTTGCAGGGCAGCATGTTTGGCTAAATGGCATTGTTTATAAGATGTTAAATGATCAAGATGTAGATACCGAGTTTGCAATAGACAATGTTGAAGTAATTGTTAAAAATGTAAAATTATACAATGACAAGAATAAAAATTTGGAGTTTAATGATCTATTGACTATTGGAGATATGTTGTTGGACAATAACCAATTGTATAGTGTAGTCGTTATCCTTGATGATTTTAATAAAGATAAAACTAGCATATTCTTTTTTAATAGTGCTAATACACTAATGTATTACAATAACGAAAATGTAATTAAAATCGATTTACTCAGTATACAAGAAAAAGTTGAATACGAAGATCTAAAATTAAATCTAATTAAAACAAGTGATTTAAAAAATGGTCAGATTATACTATCTGGCAAACAATTGTATCAAGCGCAGACTGAAAAGGACTATGATATTATTGTTCAGCAGAATACACAAAACAAAACATGGAGTATGATAATTAATCCTTATACCAAAAAGTTTTTACAAACTAGCGGATATAGATCTAACGAAACATTATATTTTAGTGTTACAGCAAAGTATGATCCTAATGTGTTATACCGAAGCTTAGAGTTTACAGTATCTGATTTATTAGCAGACAATGATTGTGTTATTCCGTTCAAGACTGAAGCAGAAGCTGACCCAAAAAATGTAAGTATATACACAGCAAAATATTTTGATAGTTACGCACACGAGGTTATTTAATGGCAAAATTCAAGCCAATCGACTACGACATCATTTATCTAAGTTACGATGAACCAAACGCAGAAAAAAACTATGCAGACTTATGCAAAATAGTTCCTTGGGCAAAACGTGTACATGGAGTAGATGGTAGTGATGCTGCACATAAAGCATGTGCTAGAC